TTCGGACACGTCAAGCGCCAGCATCGGCTTGGCGGCGTTCTGCGCGTTGACGATGTTCTTGTAGTTCCGGTACTTCATGACGAACTTCTTGTAGGTGTCCGCGCCAAGCAGCGCATGGAGAAGCCCCGTCTTGTTTTCCGGAACGGCGTTCACGAGCGCCTTGCTTCTTGCCTTGACGTCGGATTCCGGTACGCCGAGGGCGATCAGGTTTTCCTCCGCGATGCGGATCGCCTCCGTCGCGTCAAGAAGCTGGTCGTCCATGAAGCTCTCGACGACGCCCAGTGATTTCTGCTTGTCCTCGTACCAGCGGTCCCCGCCGAAGGCGATGAAGTCCGTGGCGCTCGTGAAGCGGAGCCGGTCCCGGCACTCCTTGGAGATGACCTTGGCCTCTCCGATGTCGGAGTAGTCCTCCGGCTTCAGGAAGCTGGTGCCGAACGTGTCCTCGTATTCGGCGGGCGGAACGTATCCGTCGCTTCCTTCCACCTTGCTTTTGAAGAACTTCAGGGCGCTCCGCCAGATGGTCCTGAGCTCCTTGGCGGGCAGCGGCGGGTCGCATTTTCCTGCTCTCTCCAGATATGCCGCGTAGGCTTTGTCCGTGTCGCCGAAGCGCTTCAGCACGCGGCCAGCGAAATGGGACATCGTGTTGTTGCGGCTTCCCTCCGGGATCGACCCGCCGGTGTAGGCGGGCGCATCCGGTGCTTCCCCGTCCGGCGCATCCGGCAGGATCCGGTCGATCGTGAGCGTGCCTTCATGCCAGAACACGTCCTCCGGTTTCACCTTCGCGCCATACAGGAATCGTGCGGCGTCGAGCGCCTTTGAGTCGAAGAACGGGAACTTCTGCATGCCGGATTTCTTGAGCGCGGCGAAGGCGTCGGCGTCCGTGCAGACCGTGATCGGCGCGACCAGATGGAAACGGGGACGGGGCGAGTAGCTGTCTTTCCGGAGCATGTTGTGGCGGCTCGGGGAGGCGGCGAACGCCACGTCCGCAAGAGCGCCTCCGGCCAGCTTCTTCGGCGTCACCCAGTCATCCGGGTTTTCCGAGAAATCATTGTCGCAGTCCCAGACGATGGCGTTGGCAGAAATGAAGTTGTCGTTCGACCGATAGCTGTTCTTATATGCCGCGGTCACGTGGTCGCGTGCGACGGCGGCGGCGAAATCCTCCGGGGTGTTGATGATCGCTTCATGCGGGTAGAGGCAGTTGGCCTCGTTTCCCGTGCAGTCCGCGGTGTATAACGTGAATCTCATGCTCAGTCGTACACCTCCTTTGATTCGTCCTCGAGCACCCTGGCGATGAACCTGAGCGCCCGGATCATGGTTTCCAGCTCGCAGTCGCCGCCGAGGATGACCTCGAATCCCGTCGCGTCCCCGTATCGGTCGCGGAGAACATGGACGTCCATGTCCGTGCAGGCCGCATCCGAGATCCGGAAATAGGTCCTGCCGCCGTGCCCGCTGTCGCCGCCCTTGTAGCCGGTGGTCCCGGCCTCGACATCGAGGATGTTGGCGCTTGCGACCTCGCGCCCGTAGGTTGTGATTTCCGTCCCGTCGTCCAGCACCTTGCTGTGTTCGTTTATTTCGTACATGCTCAAACCTCCTGGCAGTCTTCCGTGAAATGGCGCAGATGGTAGCCTTTCCATCTGGCGCGTTTGATTTCCGTTTCCATGCCCGGGGAGATCCTGTCCCCGAACACCCAGACCTCCGCGCATTTGCTCATCAGGGCGTTCCCGAAAAAGAGTCCGAGTGAGTGTTCCGTCTCATCGTCGTCGTCAAGGAACTGGGGGAACAGAAGATGCGGAGCAAGCGGGATGTATCCCTGATCCGTAGCGAAACGGCAGTAACGTCTGGCGGCCTCGACGTTCCTCTCCACGTCCCCGGCATATGGGGAGCAGATGTAGACGATCGGCCGGAATGCCTTGAGTGATCTCCGCTCCTCGGCTTCGATGTCTTTGAGGGCCTCGTAGCATGTAGGGTCCGGATAGCCTTCGCTGTTCTTGTAATCCATGTGCCTTACCTCCTTCCCGAGGCGCTTTTCGCCTCTGCTTCCCATTGGAGAAGGAGCGACGTTTTGAGTGGGAAAACCCGCCTCCGTTTTCTGGAGGCGGGCCGAGAAGGGGTCATCGTTCGATGAGTGGCAGGTTGCCGTCAGCCTTCATCCGTTCATAGATGAAGAGCCTTCCGGCCTGCGTCCAGTAGGTATGGACCGCGGTATGGATCTCGCCGTCGCTTCCGGTGAAGGTAGTGGTTTTCGTGGAGGTGTAGCCCTTGTCGGCGTACTGCTGGTAGAGAAGCCAGATGCCGCTCGGCTGCCTGAACTGGATGCCTTTCTCATGAAGCCACTTGTTCATCTGTTTCGCGCTCCAGCCGTAATCCTTGGCGATGACGGAGATCGCGACGAGATCCTTGCAGTTCAGGACCACGTCGTAATAGCTGGCCTTCGGCGTCATCTCGGCGATCTGCTGCGTCTGGACGGCGACCGTGTTCTCGAGCTGCTGTCTTTTCTCGCGTTCCGCCTTGAGTTCCTGCAGGGCGGCGATGGCGATGTCCGGGTTGGCCAGGATGTCATCGATGGCGTAAAGGCCATGCCTTCGGATGGACGGCAGGACCTCCGAGGTCACCCAGCGCTTGAAACGTCTGGCTGTGGGCAGCTTGCTTCCGAGGATCAGGGAGTACAGGCCGGACTCGTTGATGACGATGGTTTCCTTCATCTGGTTTCCGTCGTGAACCATCAGCTTCTGCCGGTCGTCCTCGTCTACGTGCCGGTTGATATCTCGACTACCGTTTTGGTACTCGAGGATGTCGGCGAAGTCCTTGCCGACGAACCACGGTTCACCGTCGATCGTGATGGTGCGTATGGTTCCGAACTCCGCGTTTGTGAATGTTGTCATTTCGTTTGCCATGAGGTTGTCCTTTCCGGGCGGGCGGAAGGTTTTCTGTCTGGTGCTCGCCCTTTCACTTCCCACTGGGGAAAGGCAGCCGTTTTGAGCGAAAAATCACCTCCGCTTATTTCTGCGGAGGCGGGGGATGCATTTGGACAAGGCTGTTTCAATCTTTCTTATAGAACAGCGTGGTGTAACCGTCCGCGCGAAGGACGAGTCCCGGTGTCCACGGAGGGGTTCGGCCCATCTGCTCGCAGATCGCGTCAAGGGAGACCGACGGGTCCGCCTCGATGATCAGCTCGTCATGGACATGCATGACGATCCTGCAGTTTCGCAGTGTCTTCATGGCGTGACATAGGATGTCCCGGGATGTGGCCTGCACGATGTTCTCCACGAATTTCGGACCGTAGGAGTCGAGGCGCTCCCATTTCTTGGAAGCGCCGATGCCCTCGTAGGTGATGCATTCGCCGCCGAACCGGTTTGTCCCGATCCTCGGCTTCACATACGCGAGTTTTCTGCCGGAGGGCAGCCGGATGAACAGCATGCCGGAGCGGCAGTCGAATGTCAGGTCGTAGATGGTGGATGGGGCGTGGTATCGGACGGCGTTCATGACGGCCCTGTCCACATCCCACCAGAACCGGACGATGCGGGGGTTCGTCTGCCGCCATGCATCGACGAGTGGTGGAAGCTCGTCCTCGGAGAGTCCCATCTCGAGCGCGCCCATCGCCTTGAGCGCCCCGGCCGACCCGCCGTAGCCGAGCGCGAGCTCTGCGATCTTGCCTTTCTGCCGCAGGTGCCCGTTCACCCCGTGTTTTTCGACCGGCACATGGAACATCTGGGAAGCCGACGCGCAGTAGATGTCGCCACCGTCCTCGAACACCTTCTGCCGCCACTTCTCACCGGCGTACCATGCGATCACCCTTGCCTCGATGGCGGAGAAGTCGGCGACGTAGAAAAGCATGCCGTCCTTCGGGATGAAGGCAGTCCGGATGAGCTGCGAGAGCGTGTCCGGGACATCCTCGTAGAGCATCTTGACGGCCTCGAAGTCCCCGGACTTCACCAGTGCGCGGGCGGAGGAGAGATCCTCCAGATGGTTCTGCGGGAGGTTCTGCAGCTGGATCAGGCGTCCGGCCCAGCGGCCCGTGCGGTTCGCACCATAGAAGGCGAACATCCCACGCGCCCTTACGTCCTCGCAGATGGCCCGCTGCATGGTCTGGTATTTCCTGACGGATGATTTGGCAAGCTGTTGGCGAAGCTCCAGAACGGTGCAAAGCTTCGGCGGCGCGGTTTTCAGAAGCTCCGCGACGGCCTTCTTCCCGAGGGTGTCGGTCTCAAGTCCGTGGTCGGAGAGCCACTGCTTCATCTGCTGCACGCTGTTCGGATTGTCGAGGGAGGTCAGGTCCTTCATCGCGGCAGTGAGCTCCGATCGTGACCGGGAATCCATCTCGATGGCTTTCTCCACTAAATCAAGGTCCAGACGGACGCCGCGGTCGTTGATCTCCTGATCGATGTGGTATTCGTCCCACACGGAGTCCGGCACCGGGAATTTGGACAGTCGCTGCTTGATCCCCATTTCCGTTTCGACGTCCCGGATGTTGTATCGCTTGAACGCTTCCCACTTGTCCGGGGCGTGGCGGGGAAGGTTCCTGGTCCTGCCACCGTTCGATTTCGTCGGCGTGCAGGGGACGCAGAAGTATTTGATGAGGTCCTTGCCCTCCGTGAGCTTCTGCTTCTCCAGCCCGAGGACCGTGCCGACGCCTTCCAATGAGCGAGGCAGCCCCATCGTGGATGCCCAGACCATGGAGCAGCGCCAGCTTTCCGGGTTCAGGAAACGGGCGCGTTCCGTGGACAGGGGATGGCCGTCGTGGAACGGGTCGAGGCTCAGGCCCTTGTCGCGCAGGTACCGGGACAGGCAGACGCGTTCGAAGTTCGCGTTGTACGCCCACTTGACGACCTCGTCACTGACAAGGGCGTCGATGAGGTCCGGCGGGAGCGTTTCCCCCTGCGCGAGATCGATCGTCCCGGCCTCGCCGTTGTCGACGGAGTATCCGAAGAGCAGGATCTCGAAGGCGGGAGATTCGGCGTACTTGTACACGCCGCATTTGCCGAGCTCGACGTCACTATAGGTTTCAATATCTATGCTCAGTGTTTTCACTATTTGCCTCCAACCAGACAGGCGGCGGGGATCGCTCCCCACCGCCTGCCGTGTGCTTATTCCAGGTTGAGTCCCTTCATCCGCGCATCGTGGTATTCCTTGTCACGCCGTGCCTTCTCAAGCTCGAGCTTTTTCTTCTCGGCTTCCCACTTCGCATTCTCCTTGTCGCGTCTGCGGTCATTGACCGTGTCGATGATCGAGCGGACGATCCAGAAAGCGGCGAGAAGGATATACAGAGACAGGGTCAGGGCGCAGAGAACATATGTCCAGGTCATGGCGGCCTCCTTAGTTCAGGAAATCCTCGTCATCGTCGGTCGCGAAGTCGGACTCGGCGCTTGCCTTTCCTCCGAGCGGCTCGCCGTCACGGATCTTCTGCAGGTTGTTGAGCCCGCAGGCGATGCCCTTGTTGCCGGAGCTGTTGAAGGCGTAGAAGGTGATGCTGGCGCGTCCGTAAACGCCGCTGTACACCTCCGAGCGGGTGAGGATCGGATTCAGGTCAGCATCCACGATGCCCGGGGCGGTGGTGGCGTTCGCGTTGACGAAGTAAGCGTTCCTGTAGGCATCGTCGTCCGGACGCTCCGCATCGCCGTCGCGCAGGGGCGTCTTGATCGCCGACAGGGCGGGCACGCTCTTTCCGGTTCCGCGGAGCTTGGCCTCGCCTTCCTTGTAGGCCGCCTCGATGGCCGCCTTGATCTTGGTGAGCGTCGCGGTGTCGGATTTCGGGATGATGAGGCTGACGCTGTACTTCGGGGTTCCGCCGTTGATCGACTTCGGCTCCCACACGTTTGCATAGCTCCAGCGGGTGTTCGGTCCAGTGATGACCTTCATGTGGTTGGCGATTCGTTTACTCATGGTGTTTTTCCTCCTTGAAATCGTTTTTTGCTGTGTTCATGGCCGGGCGCTTGTCGCTGTCCGGCACGAGGGTGGGTTTGCCCTGCGGCCTCTCGATGTATGCCGACAGGAGTCCGTCGAAACGGGATTTGCCGAGGAGTTTCTGCATGGCGGTGATGCCGAGGAGCTTCCTCTCGTACGGGTCGTATCCGGCGTCGGTGACCGCCTTGGCGACGGATGCCTCGCTGGTGTATTTGCGGACGGATCGTCCCTCGACCAGTTTGAAGCCGTGCCATTCCTTCCCGGAGAGCGCCTGCCGGAGCGCGTACTCCTTGATGTCGGACGCCCAGGAGACCAGACCGTCCACCTTGGAGAGGATGACCTCGATCTCCGCGTCGGACAGCTCCGGCGGAAGCCTGAAGTCATGCTGCGCGAGCTTCAGGTTCTCCTCCGCCCGGGCGCGGCAGATGCTCTTCGCCTTGCAGAACCGGCACCAGTCGCCGCAGGAGAATTCCCCCTTGCCGACCCATGCGAGATCCGCGGCGGGCTTCAGGACATCCGTGGCCCAGGCGAGAAGACCCGTCTTCGGGATCCGCCACTCGCTGACGTTTGAACGTCTCGGCTGGTAGATGTGCAGGGCGACGTCCCCGATGTCGTAGATGTCGTCGAAAAGCTCCAGGGCCCCGAGCGCGTAGCATTTGAGCTGCGGGTTGTCCTCGGCCGACACCTCGATGCCGGTCCCGTACTTGAGATCGATGATGTGTAGCGTTCCGTCCGCGATGACGAGTGCGTCGGCGGTGCCGAAGCCCTGTTTCACCCAGCGGGAGAAGTCCACGCGCTGCTCGACCATGACGGCCGGGTCCGCGCAGGCTTCCTTCGCGGCCTGCACCTGTTCGAGCACGTAGCCCGCGTATCCGTCGGTCGCCTCGTCCATCTCCTCGTTATAGAAGTCGAGGCTCTCGGGCGGGTCGTCGGCCGGCTGGCCGAGCGCCTTGCGGAGCTTGTACTCGGCGAGGGCGTGGGCGCAGGTGCCCTCGAGGGCGTAGTCGCTTCCATTGTCCGCGAAGCTCTCGCCGAGTCTGACGGACGGCGGGCAGTGGATCCACCGGTCTGAGCCGGACGCGGAAAGGACCGCATGCTGTCTTTCAGAATTCATTGAGTCCCTCCGCGTCATAAAGCAGGGCCTCGTAGTCATTCGGGTCGACGGCCGACAGTTTGCTTGCCCCGTACTTGTGGAGCAGCTCGCGCACCTGTTCCGTGTATCCGGCGCGGGACTTGTCTGCAAGCACGGCGCGGACATCGGCCAGTGACAGCTTCGGTTTCTCCTGCTGGTCGGCAGCGGTCTCTGCGTTCTGCCGCTTATCGTCTCCGGCGGACTGCCGGTCGAGCCAGTCGGCTGCGGCATTAATGGCAGCGGCTGCATCCCTGAGCTTTTTGATTGTCTGATCCATCTCGGACGCTGTTGGCATTTGCTTTTCCTCCTTCCTCGGATTTGCTGTTGGCGGCAAGGATCGTCAGGTTCCTTGCCAGTCTTGCGGAGACGCGGCTGATGGCGTGCAGGAGTCGGATCTCCTCGTTCGCCGTATCCGCCGGTGTGCCTCCGCTGTCCGTGTGGCTGCGGTACATGTTGTTCACCTCGCTTTCCGGGCTCTTGTCATGCCCTTCACCTTCCACTGGAGAAGGGCCCGCGATTTGAGCGAGGGGAAAAGAGAAAATCTGCCGCCGTCCCAAAACCCAGACAGCGGCAGACGGATAACGGGGATCAGGAGTTGCGGTAAGGCCGGAACTCGTCGCGGAGCCTCTTCATGCGATCCGAGAAGGTCTTCTGCGGCCGACCGATGGCCTCGGCGATCTTCCGGTCGGAAAGATTCGGGTTCTCGCTCCAAAGCTCGAGGATCTTGTCCGCATCAGGATCGAGCTCATGCAGACGAGCAGTGAGCCGTTCCAGAAGGTCGCGGTCTGCCGTGATCTCTTCGGGGGTCGGGTTTTCGCCCGGCACATAATCGCCGCGTGTTCCCTCGCCGTCAGGCAGCGGGTCATCAAGGGAGACCTCGTTGCGCGTGTGGAACTCGCAGTCGACACAGTTGCCGTCACACAGCCACCACTTGCCGCGCGGGCAGAAGCAGCGCCCCCAGTACTGTTCGCGTTTGCGCAGATTCGTGCGCCACCTGTCGAATTCCCGGTACTGGTCCTCTGGCACCTCATACCAGGTGCGGGTGGTCTTGTCATAGATCCGTTGACTCTGATTGCCGTTGCTTTTCATGTGCGATACCTCCGTTCGCTTCTCCCGAACCGGAGGCACCGCGCAGAAAAGGAGCGTGGCCAGCCATCCAGAACGGGAAATCCGTTCTGAAAGGCCAGCCACGCTCGTAAGCTGGTTGTTGTTCAGTTATTGCCGCTATTGCAGTTCGAGCCACCTCTGTGCACCGGGGTGAACGGCCATGACGGCG